TCCTCCAGATTCGCGGCCCGTCCGATGACGGCGTGAACGGGCTGTCGATTGTCGAGGAGTGCAAGGACGCTATCGCTCTCGCGCGCGCGTGTGAACTGCACGGCGCGAGGTTCTTCGCGGCTGGAGCACGCCCCGGCTTTGTTCTTTCGACCGAGGGCCAACTCAACGCCGAGGCCCGCGAGGCACTACGCTCGCAGTGGGACAGGCGGCACGGCGGCGTCGGCAACGCTCACAACACGGCAGTCCTCACGGGCGGACTCAAGCCCTACGACATTCCGCAGTCGAGCAACACCGACAGCCAGTTCATCGAACTGCGCCGCTACCAGCTGGAGGAGATTGCGAGGCTGTTCCGCATTCCCGGCTCGCGGCTCGGCCTTGCTCCCGACACTCCAGAGGCCGACATTGCGTTCGTCACGCACTGCATCATGCCGTGGCTGCGGCGATTTGAGTCGGCGTTTACCCGCGACCTCATCGGCGACGATGACCGGTACATCGTTGAGTTTGACGTTCGCGGCTTGCTTCGCGGCGACGCTGCCAGCCGCTCGTCGTTCTATCGGGCGATGTGGGACATCGGCGTGGTCAGCACGAACGACATTCGGGCGACCGAGAACCTCGACCCGGTGGAAGGCGGCGACGTTCGCTATCGGCCGCTCAACATGGGAACGCTCGGCGAGAACCCGACAGCGGCCGACGTGCTTGCACAACAGCAACCCGGCAGCGGGATTGACGGGCAGGCAGTCGCTGGTGGCCTCGACGCTGCTGCTGGCGATCAACCTCCGCAGACCGATGCGGCTCCTCAGGTCGCTGACGTGTCGCTCAACGGAGCACAGATCACGGGCCTCATCGCTATCATTACTCAAGTCCCCGCTGGCCTGCTGACCAAGGAAGGAGCGGCGGCACTCATCGCGGCTTCGTTCCCAAGCATCTCCGCCGATCAGGTCACGGCGATCCTCGCGGGGGTGGTGGCTGGCAATCCCGCAGGCAGCGTGCAGCCTCAGCAGGCCGCTCCTGCCCCAGCCGCACCGCTTGGCCGCTCGCTGCCCGAAGCACGGGCGATGACGGTCAGCATCGATTTTGATAGGACGTTCGCGGCCGATCCGCAGATGTGGGGCGAGTTCGCGAAGCAGGCGGTCGCTGATGGCAACACCGTCGTGATGATTTCCCGCAGGCCAGAGTCAGATCGAGAGGAGGTGATCGCATCTCTCGGCGACTACGCCGAGTCGTTCTCGCAAGTGCTGCTCGTCGGCGGCGACACGCTCAAGGCTGACGCCGCCGACGCGGCAGGGATCAAGGTGGACGTGTGGGTGGACGATTCGCCTCAGACGATTACCGACACGCCTGTGAAGCGGAGCGAACATGGCGAGGTATGACCACATTGACTTCTCGCCTCCCGCTGGCGTTCGTAAAGAAGCCGCGAAGGGATTGGCGTGGAGAGACGAGTTCAACCGTGGCGGCACGGCGGTCGGCGTTGCTCGCGCTCGTGATCTCTCCAACGGCACGAATATCTCTCCCGACACAGCCAAGCGAATGGCGAGCTACTTTGCCCGCCACGCGGTGGACAAGAAGGGTCAGGGATGGAGTCCCGGCGAAGATGGATTTCCAAGTGCAGGCCGAATCGCGTGGGCCTTGTGGGGCGGCGATCCAGGGGAAGCGTGGGTAAGCAAACTGACCAAGCAGATTAACGCAGCAGACAACGCAAACAGGAGCACGATGATGAACATTGAACGACGTTCGCTGGCGATTGACGAGATTGAATCCGATATTCCGCTCCTTGCGGTGGAGACTCGCAGCGAGGAAGGAAGCGGCGCGTCTCAGGAATGGATTGTCGGGTACGCGGCGAAGTTTGGCGTGCTGTCGCTTGACCTGGGTGACTTTGTGGAGCGGCTGGACCCCGGTGCGTTTAGCCTTGTGTCCGAGCGGCGTGGACGCAAGAAGCCGCTCCAGACGCGAGCACTGTGGAATCACGATCCGAACTTCCCGCTGGCCCGCTATCCCGAGACGCTGAAACTCACCGTAGACGAGGTGGGTCTGCGGTATGAGTTCCCAGTTCCCGACACGTCCTACGGGAAGGACATCGCCGCGAACATTCGGGCTGGCATCGTTCGCGGATCGTCCTTCGCCTTCCAAGTCGGCACTGGCGGCGACGAGTGGAGCGTGGAGGACGGCCGCAGCGTGCGGACGATCAAGCGAGTTGACTCACTGATCGACGTGTCGCCAACGACATTTCCTGCCTATCCCGACTCGGACGTGGCGGTAGCGAAGCGGTCCTACGACTCGTTTCGGCATTTGCTGTCCACGATTCGCGAATCGCGAACAAATGCAGCGGCGAGGGCTAACGAACTCCGCGAGTACCTCAAGAAGCATGGCCGCTAAGACGGGCGACCGCTGCCAGAAATGCCGCGACGGGAAGCTGCTCGTTGCCTCAAGCCAGCAGCACGGTGTGTACCAAATAAGGTACTTGCGATGCCGCTGCTGCGGCGCGACGGACAAACACGTCCTGCCCGCGAACGAGATTCGTCGCACGAAGGTCGCCTGAGTTCTTTACTCTCGCGCTCGCCGTTGCTGGATGGGTGTGGGGGGCGAGCACTAGTTTTGACGGTAGGTGATGCGTCCGCGTCGCCACGAATCGCACTAGGAGAGAATCGCCGTGGACAAGATCAAGGCACTGCTCGACCAACTGGCGTCTGTGACTGCGGAGATTCAAGCCGCGATGGAGCAGGCCGATGCTCCCGCCGCTGATGGTGCGATGGCCGACCCTGCTGCCGCTGACGCGCAGCAGAACTCGCTCCGCTCGCTCATGGCTCGTGCCGACGAGATCAAGGCCAAGATCGACTTCCTTGAGACCGTCGCGGCCAAGGAAAAGGAACTGCGGTCGGTGCTGGAGCGGTCCGCTCCAGCCAAGGCAATCGAATCCCCCGTGGCGAAGGAGCCAACTGTGGAAACTCGTCAGTACGCTGTGCCGAAGGATCATGGCAACCTCCGTGCGTTCAAGGATTCCGAGACTGCCTACCGTGCTGGAATGCACCTCAAGGGCTATGTGTTCGGCGATGCCGACGCCCGGCGGTGGTGCAAGGATCACGGCGTCGAGTCGCGTGCTCAGGCAGGCGGCATCAACAGTCTCGGCGGTGTGATGACCAGCCCGGAGCTGTCCAGCGAAATCATCCGGCTCGTTGAGGAGTTCGGCGTGTTCCCGCAGTACGCGAAGCGCGTCTCGATGAACTCCGATACCCTTGTTTTCCCGCGACGCACGGGCGGCTTGACCGCTCGGCCGGTCGGTGAAAACGTCGAAGTCAGTGCTTCGGACGTGACGTTCGACAACGTGGAACTCAACGCGAAGATTTGGGGCGTGGCGAACCGCACTCCGAACTCGCTGCTTGAGGACTCGGTGATCAACCTTGCGGACGCGATGGCGGTGGAAACGGCTCAGTCGTTCAGCGAGGCCTTTGACAACTCGGGCTTCATTGGCGACGGGACGCTCGCTTACCACGGGACCACGGGCATCTGCACGAAGATTCTTCAGTCGGCCTATTCGGCGTCGGTCGTGACTGCGACGAGCAACACGACCTTCGGTGACCTGACAATGAAGAACTTCACCGACCTCCTGGCTCGGCTCCCGCTTTACGCTCGGAACCGGAACGCCCGCTGGTACATCTCCCCGGCTGGTTGGGGTGCTGCGATGCTGCGGCTCGCCATGCTCCCAGGCGGGGCGTCTGGTGCTGGTGGCAACTCCAGCGACAACGTGGCGGCTGGCTTCGGCGAGACGTTCCTCGGCTACCCGGTCACGCTCGTGCAGCCGATGACATCGGCTCTCACCGGCACGACCGGAACGGTGGCCGCTCTGTTCGGCGACCTGTCGCAGGCCGCTCTGTTCGGCGAGCGTCGGGCCATCTCGATCAAGACCGCCAGCGAGCGGTACATCGAGTTCGACCAGACTCTCACGTTCGCAACCACTCGCAACGCGATGGTGGTCAACGACATTGGATCGACCAGCAAGGCCGGTCCTGTCGTGGCTCTCAAGTTCGGCTGATCCTGACACTCACTCTCTAGGAGATTTTTGATCCCATGAATCACGTTGCTGCTACTAAGAGCGTCAGCAAGGCCGAGACGGCTGTGCTTTCGTCCGCGACGCACTCGCTTGAAATCGACACGCTCGGATTTGAGTATGCGTCGATTGACGTGCTGTTCTCTCCGTTCACCGCTGCTTCGCCTCCGACCACCGCTGCTACCGTGCTGCGGGTGGCTCAGAGCGACACGAGCGGGTCCGGGCAGGCGAACCTTCTCGTCGCTGGTACGGACTTTACGGTTGGTGCTGGTGTCACGGCGACTTCTTCGGTGGGATACTCTCACCGCTTCGACCTCGACCTCCGAGGCAAGCGTCGCTACCTGACGGTCTACGCGACCCCTTCTTCGACGTGCGGCGTTGTCACGTCGTGCCGTCTTGGAAAGGGTGAGGCTGGCCCGATGGATGCCACCGGCAAGAACGTCAGCACGCAGGCTGTCGGCTGATTCGCTTGACACAACGAGCACAGTAGACGGCGGGGAAGGCGCGAGCCTCCCCGCCGTTCTCACTTTCTGGAATCAAGAAAATGCTTGTTCAAGTCGGCGGATCGTCGGTTGACGTTCGGTGCGAAGCGATCCTCTCTGGCCCGAGGTTCGGGCCGCTGATCAACATAT